TGGCGATGGCGATGGCTCTGGCGACTATAAAAAGTTGGGATTTACGCTTTTAGAAAAAGGTAAATGACCAAGGCTCCAGTAGTTAAGCTGTACACAGAAGCCGATTTGTTAGCGGTGGAAGCGTTCAGCGAGAAGTCTAAAGAAATTATCGCTCTGTATGTCAGAGAGAATTCAGCGACTTTAACGAGAGAGGAAGACGGTAAGATTTTAGAGGGTGTTGTGTTTAGAGATAGTTGCTTTCGAGTTTTTCGTGAGTGGCTAGAGAATCCGATGCCAGCGAGGTTGAAGGCAGAGGCGATGATGAGGTGGAGAGTATGAAAATAAAAGAATCTAATAATCATACGTGCGCATGCTGCTTGCGAGTTGATACCTTTGAAGGCGCCGTCCCTGATGACGCTAAATATCTTTGCAAGAAATGCTACAAAAAGGTGCGTAGAGCCTACGAGAAAAAGCATCCCGGATATTCGCTCAAGACTAAGGAGGATGAGGTGCAATGAAACCTTTAGCCTCTTTTAAGATTCGGCCTGCTGGATCTCTTTATTACCAGATAAATGTTTGGCCGACGAAATCTGCAATGCATAAGCACTGTTACTGGATGTCAGGAAAGGACTACGAAGGAGTTTGTAGCACTTATAAATCCTCGCACTACCCAAGATGTTGTGGGGAAGTGAATCTGTATCGACGAGCTTGTCGCCCTGGAATTATTGTTCACGAATTAGCTCATGCTGCTATCGGATGGGCAGAGAGAAAGAAACTAAAGCTAAGTAAAAAGCCCGTTGCTGGAACTATGCCTAGAGATTGCGACGAGGAGCAATTTTGTCATGCAATGGGATCGCTTACGGCGCAATGTTTTTCGGCTATGTGGAAATATCAAATATGGAAATGAAGCCAGAATCAGAGCCGCTAGATGATCTCTTCGGGTGGCGCATGCACGATAAGTACAGTCCTGATCATAGTGGTCAGTATGGTCACTATTGCATGGATTTCGACGGACTGTGGATTTGTAAGGACTGCTCAGACTTCGCCTGCTGTACGTGTCTAACAGATGCCGATAAGGCTTATTTCGATGCTCCATCGATTCCAATCAGCGAAGAAGAAAGAGAGCAAATGATTTCTAAGATTTGCAAGGAATCGAAATGACCAAAAAACTAACAATGCTTGAAGCGCTGGATTGGTGCAGAGAGAATCCAGCGTTTAATCAGTGTAGAGGGTTTCTGGGAGGGGATTTGGAAATGGGCGCAGGAAAATCAGATGGGTATGGACTTGCCGCTTTCGAGTCTAAAGCAAATCATTTTCGGGGGAAGCGATGACAATTGAAGGATATTCAAAAACTGCCAATGCTTTAGTTGATAGAATCAAGGGACTTGGCCCCCAGATCCTAAAGGTAGAAAGCCCTTGGGACTTATTTAAAATTAAAGAATTTAAATGCGATGATTTAAGCCCAAGCTTATTTCAGGCTTCATGGGCATTGAAGAAAGCGCAAGTATTAATAGAGAAGGAAAGCGATGAGCGAGAAGGATAAGCCGGACATTGAGACAATTGTTGAAATGCTATCCAAGGAAGAAAAAGCAGAGGCAATTTATTTCAGAGCAGACTCACGTTCAAAAGCTTCCGTGCAAACTGTATGGGGGCCATTTAAACACAGTATCGAGCTAGCCCTCTCTGTCGCTTTTAGGAAAGGAATAAGGCGAGGTTATGAGTATGCTAAAAAGGAGGTGAACAATGACTGATCTGGATTTGTTTCTTATATCCATATTTATTTTAGTTGCTCATATCAGTATCAAGACGACTTTACGAATAGTTAAAAATAACGAAGAGACAAGCAATGATAAGTGAAGAGGATTGGCAAGCCGGTGTCGCAGCATTAGTACGGCAGGTTCGCCATCATAAAGATATTGGAACTCCCTTTGAAATTGATCTTTTTGCAAAGGATATGTTTATGGAGGGATTTCGTAAGGGTATCGAGCACGAGAGGAAGAAGCATATTCCCGACGCCAAGAAAATGGTCGAGCAAGTCGGAGAGAAGCACTGGAGGATAAGGATGGTCACGAATAACTTGTCATTATGCCATTGAGAACTAAACCACTTCCGCAAATTGACGACCGAAGCTTGGACGGTGATTTGCAAACTCCAGAGCGCAGATTGGCTGCCGCAGTAATTAGCAGGGCGCTTGCTGACTTAGTCAGTTTTAGCGACAAGCCTGAGATAGTAGAAGAGGTTCTAGGCTGGATAACAACGATTGATCCGGTAGAGACAAAAGATCTTTATTCGTTTGAAAGACTTTGTGGAGAGCTTTGTATTCCACCGGATAAGCTCAGAGCGCTTGCGCGGAAGATAAGCGGTGGACAAACAAAAGGACTTCGCTTTAATTATGCGCTTCGCGTAAAGCCTATGCCGAAGAAGTAACCCCCTCTTACGTTACTAGCTACTTGCTAGGAAGATTGGCGTGAGAGTTTTTAGTGAAGAACAACCACGCAACGCAACGTAGTCTAAAGCTTCTAAGAAGCATGGGGTTTAATTGTTGGAAAACTGAGCAGTGGAATGCCTTTGCTGGAATTCGCCAGGACATGTTTAAGATTATCGACGTGCTTGCTATTACATCCGATTCAACGCTCGGGGTTCAATCTGGAACTTGGAAAGGACGACATGCTCACCTTGGAAAGCTTTGTTTAAAGCAAGCTACGGAGTCTGCTAATTGGGTTTCGAATAAAGCAAGAAGAAAGTTATGGCTAATCTCATGGCGCAAGGTATTAAGAAAACCAGGCGGTAAGGCCGTGAAATGGATACCTTACATTGACGTAATTAATCCAGATCTTAGCGTTACCGCCCTGAACCAACAAGATCTCCCCTCTCAGTTTGTTTGCGAGGACGAGGATTAAATAGTTTTTCGCAATGCAGCGCGGAGTAATCCTACTATAGCTGTTACTAGCGCTGCGCCCTTTAACTCCCCTGTAAGCAATGGAGCTACTTGATCAGCGACTCCCGCTGCAACTACTAACACGCTTGATAGCGTACGGAATAATCCTGGTGCCCTTAACAACAAGTCTAACATATATTCTCCTTTTTAATTTCCTGCTCTGATTAAAAAATTAATCTCTTTATTCTCTTTTAACCCGCAGAAATTTGTGCGTCTTGTTGGTGGTATCCAGCGCTGACCGTCGATTCTCCCGTTTTTGCAAGGCATCCAAAAGTAAAAGGATCTCGCTGTTTGTCGCTCTTGCGCCCATTCAAGCGAAGCGCTTATGGAAAATGAATTGCCATCTATGTCGTAGATATCCGCTTTGCGTTTTCTGTTGTGAGTTTCGCATAGATAGCCACGGAGACACGTATCACGCAGAGGGTTATCAACTAGAGGATAGGCAGGAAATACTCTTGCTGTTTCGCGCAGTAACTTTAACCGTTGAGGCTTGGACAAATCGCACTCTAAGCATGGTGATATCATTACCGACATCTCCCCTCGCCTCTTTGCTAATAGAGATTTAAGCCTTAACAACCGCGCTCTAAACTTCCGAATAAAACGCGGATCGTTTCTTTTAATGGCCCTTTCAAGAGACGCGAGCGTGTATCCGTAGTGTATCTCGTGTCGCTCTAATCGCTGATTCCGTAGCCCAGGACCATTTAAAATATGTATGCGGAGATCTAGCGGCTTTGATTCTCGTATTAATCTCTCAGCGTTCGGACATCCCCGCGCATTAAATGTATTATCCAGCCAACCTGTCCTAATAACCTTTGAATCGTTAAAGGATCTAATGAAATTGGAATAAGAGTAGTTCTTAGAGCAAAGCCCAAGATCGGAAGATCCTCTATTGCTTTCGGCCATCGCGCCAATTGCAAGAAGCAGCGTAGCTAAATAGCCAAATCTCATTAGAGTTACATTTTGTTCCAGAGATAAACCTCCGACTCTAAGAGAGTAGTTACTCGCCTTGCTCTATCTGGCACTTGTCGCGCCCATAGACTCTTTCGAGCGTGCTCAGCAGCTAGTGCAAAATTGTTTTGTTTGATAGCCGCTATCGTGTTGCGGAATTCAAAGAATCCCGCCGCCCCTAATTGGAAGATCATCATGAGGATTGCGTGCTGTCGTGGCGTGCTTAAAGAATTAAAAAAATCTAACCCAAAGAATCTTTGCGCTTCCCTTAAACAATGCTCTATGTCCTCGTTGAGCATTTGAGTTATTGTGGCCTCGGATATCCCGTTATCTTCTATGTTGCGCCCAACGCCGATTGTTAGCCTTCCAGATGGGGCCTTAACCTCTTGTCCTGTCGCGTCGTCGTAAGCCTTGTTTCGAACACCTTCATCCATACGAAGGCACTTGGACAACTGCTGCATCCAAAGTTCTTTACTACTTGGAGTATTCATCATCTATGCAGGGCTCCGAGAATTCCCCAATGTTCGCCGGTTAGGAGAAAGAGAATGACGGCGAGTAGCGCAATAATCGTTATGCCTAGGATTTTAAATAGAAGAGTTGCTACTTTAATATCGAGTTGATTTTTGCCTGTGGCGGCATCTAGTAGGTGATTTTTAATATCCTCTAGAGCGTCAAGTTTCTCTAAGTGTGGAAGATATTTAGAGAGGGTAATTGACGTTTCGTGCGTATTTACGATCTTTCCTTTAATTTCAGACCAATCGGTCGCTACATCGCATTTTAGAAGCCCATTTGTGTGTTGTTTTTCCATTACTAATCCACAGCCTTCAACCGACATGCGCCGATTTTCGACCTACCAGGGGGGGTTAATTAAGGAGTTGCTTAGCGCTAGGGGAATGAGAAGATATAGGGATGTGGACAGTCGCAATCATCTTCTTCTCGCTCTGTTTCTCGATTCCAGTTTACGGAGCTGCGTACCTAAATCCGTGGAGTCTTTTGGCGGTTTTCTTTTTATCACTAGGGACGTTCAGCGCTTTCTATATTCAAACTTCCCGCGTCGTGCTGTTCTCCCTAATAGGGGTAGCATGCTTTGCGCTAGCCTGCGTAACAGAGCCCCAAACTGTCTTAAAGGTCACGCTGCTCTATAAGATTGTAACGCCAGGAGATATGAATTTGACGACGCAGAGCGAATCTATGTTCACTATATATCGAAATTGGGACGGTATTGGCGTTGTTTTGAGGATACTATTGCCAATGGTCCTTGCCCCATTCGCTTTGCTTTCCTGGTCTATCAGCAACCTCAGAATTTTGATCGCAAACATCAGCGAGAACAGATGAACCTACTCCTCTAGAGCAGATTTTCTATCCCGGCCTTCTTTGATCATTTCAGCAATTTTGGGCTTTACCTCATTAGGAGCTTTTGCCAGATCTCGTATATCCGGCGGCAATAAGTACATCATTACGGATTGCTTGTTGATTGGCTTGCGCGAAACCTCTGGTCCGGTCATTGAGTCGGCGCTCTCTTTTATTATGTCTCGGATCTTAGCGGAATCTTTTTGCTTAATCGCATTAGCAAATCGGATGTTTATATTATCGTTATCTCTAGCGCTCTCGATTAACTTCGCTCTACGCTTAGCGTCTTCGTAGAATTCAACTTGTCTTTGAATGGGGAAGCCAAGGGCTAGCGATGCTACTTCTTTCGCTTTTTGAACCTTTGAGATTCCAGAATCTTCAAGGATCGCATCCCCCTTGATGTTGTTAACTTTCCCGGTCGAGGCATATTCGTACGCTTTGATTGGGCCTCGGAACATTCTAGGAGCTGCTAACGATAACGCCGTGGTTGGAACGTTGTTACCATAAGCCTGAGAAGCTCGGTACATATTGTTAGCGATCCCTACTCCTGGACCTCCCGCAAAACCTGCAAGCTGCATAGCGGGATTCATGTCCAGTTCAGGAATAATATCACCAAGCCCCACTCCCCCCGATAGATTGACTCCCGCTAATGCTGGCAATCCATACAGAGCAGCGGTACTGGCCTTTCGTGGCAAGGCTTTTCTTACTGAATTAACGGTACCCTCATCTTCTGGATTTGCTGCCTCTCTTGCCAAATCAACAAGGGCAAGCGCTCCTTTTGCAAAGGGCAACGCCATCGCGCCGCCAAGTGCGGTTTGTGCGCCTAAAGAAAGCGTTAATGCTTTGTACTGTCGTTGCGATAAACGATCCCTTAAAAACTTGAGCATGTTCCCAGAGAACGACTTAAATAGAAAAGCGTTTTTGGCTATCGGCCCCCGCATAAATTGCGGAACATTGGTGCGCCCCTGAATGAATTGTGTATCTTGAACAAACTTTATTGCTTGCTGAGCTGCGTCACTCCCCCCCACTCCTTTTTTTACTAGGCCATCGTACTTAGCAAGAAACGCCATGTATCGATTTGCCTTTTCAACCGCAGAGAATGGCGTCATTGCTTTCTGATATAAAGACGAGCCAGTTCTTCCTTGAGCCGTATCGCTTAAGGTTCCAAGCAATTCAGCATCTAACACGCCAGCAACTTGTGCCTCTTTAATCGCTCGCATTCTTGCCAAAGCTTGTGGGCTAGAGTTTGCGTACGCAACGTCACCCATCTGTTTTATCTTCAAGCCTTCTGCTGCCGCCTTAGCTAATAAACGGCCTGCGCCTACAACTCCATGTTCCTCAGCTAAGAGAGGAAGAGTTGTTGTGAAAGTCTGGGAGAAGTTTAGAGCTGCTGATGAAGGAACTCCCGCAAGTTGCCAGCCAACAATAAACTTTGTTGTTGCGTTAGATAGTTTACCATCGGGCTTGTCTAAATCTTCCGCGTACCGCTTCCAATATTCTGCTGCTTGGAACTTTTCTTTATTCTTCAAGTTGTCTATTGCCGCGTTCATTCCACGGCGTCGAACATCTTTTCCTATCCAGTTTGCGAGAGACTCCGTGTATTGCGAAGCAGCCTTAGCGATATCCTCGCTCTCTCCTTTTACGAGATCGGCATTCTTAAAATGCTTTCCCATTCCAGTCGGAATTTTGAGATCTGCTCGCCTGTCGTTTGGCGATATCACCTCCCCTATAGCTTGCGCGACATCGGGAGGTAGAAACATTTCTGTGCTTCCAGCAGAGCCTTTAGGTAAAGCTTTGCTAAACATTTGCTCTCTAGGAATGCCCTGAGATCGCCACTGAGTCATCGCAGATTTTAACTCGCTCTTCGTGTCGTATGTTTTACTCTCTACGACATTGCCAGTTCCATCTCTTACGGTTAACTGAAAATTCTTACCTTCTCGGATAAATGGGACATAACCTCGCCCACTCATTTCTTGGCCTACTCTGTCGATTGCTTGCGCAATCGCGGCTGATTCTTTAGTGGTTAATCCGGGAGCTTTTGCTCTTTGTTTTAACTGCTCGATCATTATTCCGAGAGAGTCTTTTGACCACTCGCGAACGGATTGAAATGCTGATACCTGCGCATCGTTAAATCCATACTGAGCTTTAAGGGCATCGGGAGTTAGTTCGGGAGCTGGCTGTTTTGTTGTGTCGTTGAATTTGACTGCTGCCCTTCGATAGTCTCTTAGCGCACTTGATACGGCTGCTTTTTCTTCACTTGGCAACTGCGTTAATGGCTGAAGCTTAGCTCCAAGCGCCATCTTCACTTTGTTCGCTGTCGAAATCCCAAGCTCCACTGAATCCCATGCGCGTGCAGAATCGATATCCTTTTGAGCAAGGGTAATTGGGAACATGACTTGCTTGCGTAACTCAGAGGCAGAGCTTTTTAATCCAGGCACAAAATCCTGACCATCCATCCACTTCTCTATTTGCGGAAGATCCTGATCTAATAAGCGTGGTTCTGATACCAGAGATTTCCCAACGTCTCCCAGATCCGCGACTGGTACTTCCGCTGCCTTTTGAATTGCTGGCAACTCACTAACTGGGTTAACAGCTTTTTTTACCTCTTCGAGTTGTGCGTCTCTTTGAGCCTTTAGCGCCATCGCTCCAGGGCTTGTTGTGTCTGGTGGAGGATCGGGATTAAGTGCCTTTTTAGCGGCTCCAATTGCCCCCATTCCAGCGCCAGTCACAGCACCCGTTGCAGCACCAACGCCAATTTGTTTGGCAACTTGCTTGACGGTATCAAGATTAGCTAGATCCTGCTGTGCGCCAAGCTTATCAGTAACAACCTGAGCCGGAGCATCTAGAGCCCCGCCAATTGCTCCCCATTTTGCAGAGTCCAGGATTCTTTCCCCCGTAGAAAGTAACGGGGCCTCAGCGCTACGTGCAGGTAGGAAGCTAGTTGCTGCTGCTGATCCACCCCGTATGAGTCCTATTGTTCCAAGGTTATCTTCCTTCACGTTAGGATCGGACTGACTTAAATCCGCATTAGCTCTCGCCTCACCTCCCCTTGCCAAAAATTGTTGAGCTGCAAAGTTTAAAGGATTGAAGCCTGCCGCTGCGTACTCTCCTAAGCTTTGTACAACTCCTAGCGGGATGCTTTTTGCGGTTCCGGTAACAGACCCGTCTATCCCCAGGGCCTTTGCAGCCTCATCTCGGCGTTTTGTTTGCTGAGCAAATTCTCCCTCGATACCTGGATCTGTGTAGCCAAATCTACCTGCGGTATTGTCAAATACCCAATCAGTAGCTCCAGCTACTCCCCGCATTGTCGAGCCGCGCAAGTAACTTCCAATGTTAGAAATAGTATCAAGCCATCCACTAGAAGAGTTATCAACTTGCGGCTGAATTGGATCTTGCATCGCGTTTAGCTGATCAAGTGAATACTCTTGTGGCGTAGAACCAGGAGATGGATCGCTTATCGCGTTAAGATCTTCGAGCGAATACTCCGGTTGCGATGACGCATCTTGCATCGCATTCAATTCCTCAAGCGAGTATTCTCGATCTGCCATTATTTAACTTCTACAAAACCGCCGGTTGCAGTCTGTCTAAACTTAACATCTCTTCCGTTAATGCGTCTGGTGATGGTTACAGGATCGGGCGTTGGTGCTGGTGTTGGTGTTGGCATTACCTGACCACTCTCCTGTTGTATGAACCAATCAAGTGCGCCTGGCTTCCGTGGTCTCGCAGTCGTTAACTCGCCTTGATTAATTCGATCCTGTAGGGAATTCCAATTGCTCGGAGTAACTAGAATCTCTTTACCGTTGCTAGCGTCGTACACAACCTTAAACGGAGGTTTAGTTGCTTTCGACTCTTTCGCAGGACGCTTTAGTATGTTGCCATCTTGGATCTCTCCTGCATATCTCCCAACGGTTTGGTTGTATACGTCAGCGGCAGCTTGAGGATTTGATTCAGCTAAGAGCTGAGCAGCTTTGTAGCCACTGTATATTGTTTTAGCTTTCTCTTGATCATAGTTGTCGCTAGAATTTCTAATCCTAAGCGCCCGCTCAATATCTCCAGCATCCCAGGCTTGTTGTTCTGCTTGTTTTAATAACTCTGCGGAATCAAGAGCTTGCCCTGAGTCTTTTTGTTTCTGAACACTATCTCTGAATTGCTGGTCTAGAGCTTCCGCTTTTTTTAAATCATCAAGTCTTATTTGAGCCGCATCTTGCTGTAATTGCCCCGTCTGATTGTTAAGCGCCAGTTGTTGTGCTTTTGCATACATCTCAGATGGCGTATCACGTTGCAGTTGTAACGCCCCAAGCATGTTGTACGGATCTAACGATTTAAGATTCAGTGGTTCGTAGGTTGGTAGCGCTCTCATCTAAGACTCCCGAGAAAGTTTGATAGTGCATTGGACCAACCGCGTGTATTACTGTATCCGTTGCCAGCTTGAATGATGTTGCTTTGAGAATAATTAGGTCCACTCGGATATCCTGGATCGTAAACAGGTGCTGGTCCTCTAGCTCCACCACTTACCCGCCTATAGTTATCAGCCCGAACATTAGCGTTGTTATTGCCCTGCTGCCCTAAAGTATTGGCATACTGATTAGTCCCTTGTAGTGCATAGTTCATTGGATTTTGATCTAGATACATACTGGCTAGTCTAAAAAGATTGCCTGTCTGCGCATCTTCTCTCCCTGCTGCAAAGTCTGCCTGGTTCTGTGTTACGCGCTCGTAACGATTAGCTTCATCTTGCGCAAGCTTTGTTGCGCGATCTAGCTCTTCCGCAGATAGCTGATTCGTCAACCCGACCGCTTCTTTAATTTGCTTCCCACTTCCTGTTAGCCCCTGTGCTGCTAGCTGACTATCTAAGGCTTTCTGCCCTTCTTGTAATCTCCATTGATATAGCGGTGACGCTTCTATGTTCGATGGAAGAAAATCGCGATACGTCCTCATTTGAGGAGTTGGTTGCGTTGCTTGCGGATCTTGTGTAGCCGCTGGCTGATTAGTGGCTGTACTCGGTGTCGTTGGTGCGGGAGTTGCCGGGACTAAAGATTTTTGCCCTGCGTAGAAAGCCTTACGCGCTTCACCTCGATATTGACCGCCCGCAAAGGCACCAGCACCAGCTTGTTGACCCGCATAAAACGCAGAACGGTTTGCGCCTCGATAAGCTCCCGAGGCCATTGGCTGACCTGCGACTCTTTGATTGTATGTTACGCCCGATGCTCTATTTGCCATATTAATAATTTATCCTTTTTCCGTTTTTATCAATTCCAGGAGATGATGTTCTCGATCTAGTAGCTGCTCCGTTTTGGGCAGAGTTGCTCGCAATTTTCCCAACCAAGTTCGAGGTTTGTGACGAGGTTGGATTTATAATCGAGTCTCTAATTTGACGCGCCCTGTTCTCATCGGAAACGACAACCTCGCCTTTCTTGGAATTATAAAGACCCTGATCAATAAGCCCTTGCGTGATTGCTTGACGTTGCTGCTGCGAGTAGTTCGCCCAATCAGGACCAAATGTTTTTAGATTCCCGTAAACGCCTGTAAGATCGTTAGCTTGTAAGCCAGCCTTTTTGTACTCATTAAACGTTGCGTACTTCCCCGCGTAAGGACGAGATGGATCAGGAGGCGCGGAGTTATATTGCGCTCTCATGCCCTCAACATAGTTCTGCCAGGTTGGATTATCTTTCGCTGTGTTTAGTAAAGATGTCGTGTGATCTTTTGCTACATCACGAGTGCTTTTATGTTTGAAAGCTTTGCTCAATAACGCCGCTGCCGTAGGTGCTGCCACCATTGCCCAACCTGCTGGCCCAAGCGAATAGCCCATAGCGTTAAGCCCAAGCCAGGCACCACCGCCCCCTAAGCCCGCTTGAACCGGATTCTTTTTCTTTATGCCCTCGTATGCGTTGTATCCACCTGCTAGGACTCCCGCAGCCCCAAGAGCCGGAGTAGCCTCCCCCGCAAAATTGGTAATCGTAGTGGGCTCTGTAGGAGGAATAACGGTGCCTCCCGCCGTAAGCGTCCCACCATTTAAGGCTGTAGCAACCGGGGTATCAGCTCCAATCGAACCTGGAGATGAGAGAATATCAATCGCTTTCTTCCCACCATAAAGACTGGCTAACGAAGCCATAAGCCCCGCAGGGCCTCCACCGGCCTGAGCCTGTTGCTGCTGTTGCTGCTCAAGTTGCCATTGCGGGATTCTTACCGGCGTGTATGGCTGGTAAGGCATGTAAGGGACCATCAACGCCCTCCAGCAAAGTAATTGCTAAATCCAATATTCTGTTCAGTCGCCGGACGCGCTGCTCCAATACGCGCCATCATTCGAGGATCGTTTAATATTGCACTTAATCCACCAAGCTGTCCTAACCCTTGCCCGTAGGCTGCTGACATTTGTGGTAAGATACCTTGAGCCGTCTGGACGTAGGGATTCCAAAGATCCAAAAGCTTCTTGCTGTATTGATTCTTAATTTTAAGCGCCTCTTGCTGAGCTGCCTGCCTATTGCGTTCAGTTGCAGCCCTTGCCGCAGCATTTGCTGCCGATGCCGACGCATTGTAAGCCGCTGCTTCCGCGTTATATTTCTTAGTAGCCTCATACTGTCGCTTTCCTTCCTGATAGTTCTGCATCTCAGCATCGCGCATCGTATCAGAGATACTATTTCGAGCTTTGTTTTGACTGTAGGCATCGACAAAATTTAGCCCACCCGCAATTAGGGGACCGTAATCCTTTGCAAATCCCGTGATTGAATCTAGCCAACCCATATTTCCTCACACTATGTAGAACGTTGACCCGTCCGAGATAATCCTCATACTCTGATACAACGTAGTTAAACTCTTTGTTCCAGCCCCATCAATTAAATCTGAAGCGCTAATGGTGATGGGGTTAGTTGCGTTAATGCATTTGAATCTAAACTCGCAGCCCCTAGAACTCGCCGCCGAAGGTAGATTTAGCGTAATCGCTCCTGATGCTCCGCTAGCTAGTATGAGCTGAGACCTTGGCTGTAGCGTTGAGGTGGCTGTGTACCAAAAAGATGGAGGGTTATTCAGCTCATTTAAACTACGCGAAACCTCCTCGCGCCATCGGTGCTCTAACTCACTTCCTTGTATGACCGGAGATCTAATTCTCATCCTAGCACCGTTATTGTTTCTAGAGCGCTACCAAAAAGCATCGGAACAGGATCAGTCATAACAAACTCGTACTGTCTCGTGCGGTAGATTCCCAAGTTAGAAAGCTTTACGATTATCTCAGTATTACCAGAGTCTCCTGCGCTGATTGAGCGAATATTGCTCCAATCCTTATTGTCTGTGCGCCAACGTAGTTCTAGTTTTGGTGTTCTCGTGGAGAGTCCAACTCCCCGCTTCATCCTTAAGGTAATGCGCTCAGACCGCTTTCTATTATGCTCTCCGTAATCAATATGACCTGTAAGTTTGCGAAGCCTAATCGGAGATCCATTATCGCTGAGAATGTTAAAGGTGGTCCTATGAATTACCGGCCCGCAATTACATCCAATCACGACCTCACCCCACGACGGAGCAAACGCAATCGAGTTGCATTTCCATCTAGAGTAAGCACCGTTCGAGGAATTAAATGCGCCCCACTCGCTCCACGTATTATTGTTCTGATTTAATACAAATGTCCTGTTAGCGGTTGGAAAAGTAAATGCTACAAAGGAGTACCCTCCAATCGTGAACGCAAGTCCAATTGCATCCGAGATTGTCCCGAGTGTCTGTAATTCTCCATCGTATTGTGTGGCTATTTTCTCGACTGAGCGTCCGTTGAATTTAACCATGTTGCGTTGATCATCAATCCAAAGAAGTCCGGTCTTTGAATCAACCACCGAATAAGGCGCAATACTGCCGCGACCCACAAAACCACCCGAAATTCGGATAAAAGGAGATGCCCCGTCGTTCTCCCATAATTCTAAGCTTTGAGTCCCGAATAAGTAGATTAATCGATCCTTTACTAGAATATTTACGATATTGTCAGAGTTGCCTGAAGCGCTCGCAAAATTTAATGCTCCCCAAGTCAGTGGGGTATTGACGTTACTCCACCTAAATCGATTAGTGCCAACTTCATTGGCAAGTAAATATCCGTCGATCCACGCCAAGGCAGTCACTACGGTAGGAGCATTCGGATCAGAAATACCAACGGAGTTAATTGTGCCATCGGTGTAAATAATCTGACCGCCGTTAGCCATAAATACATAACTACCGTCAGAGGCAAAAGACACCGGACTATTAATGTTTAAAGTTGTTCCGGTAATATTGGTAGTCGTGTAAACGCCCCCTATCTTCACAGTCTTGAATACTTTCCCTTCGCAAACAGAAATTAGTAATTGCTTGTTGTCCCACCAGTATTCGCCATCGACGATAGACCCCAATGCGCATCCCGGTAGCGAAATGATTGTCTCTTGTCCCGGCCTAGCTTTTATGTATCCCTCGTCATCAACGAAGCCATCCATCAGCTCCGCTGATTTGTCGTTAAGTTCCTCTTGCGCGAGGTTCTTATAAACATCGGTGAATAAAGGCAGCGGAAGAGTTGGCATGTTTAATATCCATAAAGATCAACTTGCGCAGAGCTTGGGCCAACAAGGCTTGTTGATGACCAACTTATGGTGATAACGTCTCCTGGGTTATAGGTCACAAGCCCCAATCCAGTGATCTGAGTCGAGCCCGAGGAAGCAGATCCCGCCTGCCCGGTGCTGCTACCAGCTTTATTTAGTGAGTATAAAAACGATCCTGAAGTAATAACGTTGGGAAAATTTGCCGTCATGTAAAGGGCGTTGAATGCTACGGGCCATAAGACAGCGTTAGAACCAGGCGAAGCAGCCATTGTTCCGGCTATAGTTCCACCAATAGCAGTTGCATAGAACGAACCAATTCGCTGCACGTTGCGCTGTGAAAGTAGAATCCAATACGTTCCATCGTAAACTAGCTCCGCAATATCTCCGGCTGATACCTCGTTGTTTGTTAACGCCAGCCGATTTAGTTTTCTAATTTCTACTGCGCCAAGCCCGTTGACGTTCAAAGTAACAGCCGCATTGTTCGTAGTGTTAACCTTGTACTTTACCGTTAATCCTGGTGTCAGAGCTAAGATAGCGGGCGCTAGTGTAATGGTATGAGCGTTAGCCGTTCCACCGCTAGTTCCACCCCATAAAACCGAACCGTCTTGAAAGTTTCCAACTTGCTGCGATTGAATTCTAAATCTACCACCAGAAGAAGCGTCATAAATTACAGATACCACATCTCCTGATCGAATTACGTTCGCTGCTGTAGCAGAAGGTGTTGCCCCCCAAACAATTGGGACCGCTCCCTTGCCGTTAACGTTAAGAGTGGAAGCTCCGGTAATAGTGTGATTGGCAATGAAGGAAAACTGCTGACCAGAGGCATAAGCTGCAAAACTGAGAGGAACAGTGATTGAATACGCATTGCTAGAACCGCTGGCTGTCCCACCAAATATGTCAGGCCACTGAGAAGTTTGCGAAGTAACGCGCGAGACATAAATATTATCGTACGTGTAAAGTACCGCATCACTAGCAGATCTAATTTCTAACTTGTAAGCGTTATCTCCATAGGCAAGCTTTCGACCAACTGCATCAAGAATTAACGGATTCGCATGTGCAACGCTACCACTCGAATCTTGATACAACGCAATCGGAGTAGATGTTCCAGCTAAATATGAGTAGACCTTGCCACCAACTAAAGGATTGCCAGATGTGTCTCTAATCCCTCCGAGCAAAAGGTCTAGCTGCTGCATTGCCATTTTTAAAATGCTCCTCTAACTACGTTTCTATCCGATCTGTTTTTGTCTGAAATTTTTGCGCGTTTGAAATAGCCGTTAGCCTTATCTTGTAAGTAAACTCGCTCGTTCATCGGTAATTTATATTCGTCTGCAAGTAGTTCTGCTAAGGAGTATTCAAGAGCCAAAAGCCAGTTAGTTGGCATCTCCCCTGTTCCAGAAGCGGTATCCCAATCCCTCATCGGAAGCACCACACGTAATAATATTTGTGTGTCCGCTGGAGGAATCGGATAGACGTAAACCGTCCCGAATCCATCATTGCTCGCTAGCGATATTTTTTCTGGAGGCCCTTCTCGCGTCTTGTCCGAAAGATCGTCGTATTCGCTGTAGCTAATTATCTCTAACTTGTCTTCGCTCGTATCGTTGAGCCATCGCGCAGAATCAATAGCTATTATGGGATCTCCTAATGAGATCGGAAGTACCGGATCGTTTAAAGCTGACAAGGCTAAAGTAGTAGAAAATTGCCAGAGAAAAATATCCCTAGACTGCCACTCTTTAACCATGTCATTGAGCGTATCAGCAGCAACAACCATGTCTGTACCAGAAACCGGATCTCCAGGCCCGTAAGCCCCCACGAGTCGCAAAGCTTTCTCGCAGATAGAATTCCGAGTCCTATTCCAGTCATAGTCTGTTGCTGCCATACGCTTCCATTAGAACGCTGAGATATCGCCCATTATGTACTCAACAACGCAAGTTACCGTCTGTCCGGTTGTTCCGGCAGCAGCAGTTGCGATCTTGATGTCTACTGTATCGTTGACTGTGTACTGATATCCTAGCGCCGTACCAGCAGATCCAGCAGTCATTCTATTCAATCCAGCAGCGCCCTGACCAAATGCTGCCGCAGACTGAAATCGATTAGTTAAAGAACCATCTCCAATTTCTGCTGTGAGCGTTGAGCCAAGCGATCCACTTGCTTGAATGCTGATATCAGTGATTTTCGCCCCCCTAGGGACTGGAACCATCTGAAGAATGTCGTTAGCAACCAGAGCAGTTCCAATTGTTAACTTTCCAATTTGAGTAACTTTCTCGATTCCTGTTTTAGCAGGCACACCTGCTGTTACTAAGTCCGAGTAATAAGTAGCCATATTATTCCTTTGATTAAATTGGCGAAGGGCAAAAGCCCCCCGCCGTTATCCATTATTAGTTGCTGACGTTTGTTCGAGCGAACACAACACCAAGAGAACCAAAGTCTCGTGAGCTGATAACCGGCTTTTTCACGCCGTATATCGCTGAGATAGACCAAGCAGTTTTATTGCCGTGATCTGTCTCTTCCATTCCCGGAGTTGGTCTCTTGCCCCATGCGAAAAGCAAAGACTGTGCGCCAAACACAACGCCTTGTACGTATGGAATCGATCCACCACCTCCGTTCAGCGCTTTAGGCATGAACTCGTGTGTGTGAACGATGATCCCGTCATATACAGCTTCAGCGCCTGTGAAGATCGGATTGTCCTTTCCTCTTTCTTGCGCATCTCGGTTAGCTTGTTGCCACGAAGAATCTTGCTTCAGATCATGAAGCGCATCTGGATGTACCAAAAGAATTCTGTAGCGTTTGCCGTCCACAACAACTGGATCGATTGGTCTAAAATCACGTCCGCGTCCTGTGTCGCAAAGAGTACGAAGATATGGGAATACCGCTAACTTTATCTTGCTATTGGTTGCGCTAGTTACACCAGCGACCGCCGTTGCAAGTGAAGTCGTATAGGTATTATTGCCAGAGCCGTCGAGATACACCAACTGAGTTGGATTTGCTGTCCATGCAGTAAAAGCATCGCGATCCATTTGCTCGGCCATCCATTGCTTAAGCTTCTCGCGTGATGTCGATGGCATATCTACCACCGTACGTTGCTCGGTTAGCTTACCAGCAGATTTAACACCGTTGCGCACTTGATCGAGAACTACGGTAGAGCCCTGGATATCAAGCTCTTCCTCTTGTCCAGATAAAGTATTATCGCCTCTTACTCCTGGCCCAACTAAACGACCAACAAAAGGAACACGAACCTCATCGCCCGCGTCCTTAGTTAATTCAGTATGAACCTTAACGACATTATCCCCTTTCTCAGACATGAATTTGTTAAGATACGAGATTGGATTTACTTCTCTAAAAAACCGCTCAGACCAAATTTTCTGCGCGGTATAACTATTTGTTCCTACCCCTGTTTCCATTTTTTAAATCATCCGTTTTATTTACGGCTAACTAGGTTCCAGGCTTCATCCAATTCTGCTTGAGACATCTTTGAGGGATCTTTACTTAGAAGATTAGAACTGCCCGCTGGCCGCTCTGCCTTTCCAGTAATGCCCGGAATATTCCGAGCTGCTTGCTGCACCTTATTAAGAACTTGTCCAGGTTTCTTCTTTAGCTCTGATATTTGACGATCTTTTTCCTGAAGTAAGCGATACAAAGTAACCGCAACTCGCTCAGCCTTCGCTTGCTTTGCCGCATGTATTGTAACCGCCGCAGGAATTGAAAACGGATTTGATCGAAAAGACTGAATCCACTCAGGATTTGCGCCCTCTCTTTCAAACACCGCTGCAATTTCTTCAGGCTCCGCTTCAGCAAACACGTTTTTGTCTTTAAGAACGTTTAAATTCTCAAGGGTATTCGTCGTATTTGCTTCGTCCTCCTCAAGTACCGCCAACTGTTGCTCTGCTTGTTTCATCTGAAAGGTAACTTCTGTTGCCTTTGCAGGATCTTCTTCCCAGAGCTGTGGCGTTTTCTGCCTTAGAAGTGTGACTAGCTCGTTAAGCTGCCGCTTTTGATCTCCAACTCGCGATGCCTGCCGCTGAAAGATGAGCTCCATGCCCTCAATTCGCCGCATTACATCATCAAGGTTCGGCTTCTTCGGTTGACGCTGCGGTTCTTCCTGCTGTGGCTCCGTTTCAGCGGGCTCATCTTGTGCAGGCTCCGGGTCTTCTGACGCCGTTTCCTCGGTTTTAATGGCTTCTACGGGCTGATCTTCGGCCTCTGTGTTTAGGATGTTCTTCTCAAGCTTATCTAACTCATCATTAGATAATTTTGAGATATCAACTTCCTGAGCTTGTGGCGTAGTAGTCTCAGTCGCCCCCGCTTCTACCGCAGAGTTTTGTACAGACTCCGTAACTGCTTGTGTTTCTTTTTCCATAGGTTTCGTTGGCACCTGAATTGGTGTCGTCCCAACGCGGTAAGTATGAGAACTGGGTACAGGGCTAGTTAAGCACTGGGATTGGGGCGAGTTATTACTCCGTTACAATTTCATAACTAGTAAAAAATGGTTCTGGCCAGGTGGCATTTGCAGCATCAAAAATTTCAGGCCCGACAATAGGGTCGAAATACGCCATTGCATCCGCGTCATCTATAAATACCTTGGGATCTTTATTTGTGTCTCTAGAGGCGCCTAACACTCCCGAAACTTGCCTAAAAACGAGTCTCCCGATGATCGCACGGTACATAAGCCTAATCTCTGTAACTTCGGTAGTTTGGTTATAGCTGAGCAAAGGCCTTACTTTTATTGTTAATTGCATAAATTATCTTACTCCGTTAAATAGGCGACCTCGTGAGCCACCCCGATTTCTAAATGTTGAATTTCCGCCCCCAGGATCGATCTCTACATAGTCTAGTCCGTAATTAATGTTGTCTATCGACACTACATCATCGACAAACCAAAGCGTGAAAATTGCGGCGATAAAAAAGTTAGGATTTGTTAAGTTGGCTTTTGCAAACGCCTTGCCTAAAGGAATTGGAGTATAATTAATTGTGACATCCTGTGGAGAACTACTAAGGAAAAGAAGCGTGTCGTTTCCGACATAATTTAGCGTAAACGAGTTAGAGTCTCCCAATCCGATACATGGAGCGACGTATATTTCGCTCAGCAGTCCGGTGCTTTTGATGCCTTTAATGTTTAGGGTAAGAGAATTAACGGCTTTTACATTTGAAGCATCCCACCCTAAGTTCCTAGAAAAATATCCAACATACGAGTAATACCCGGATGCAAAAAAGAAGTCCTGATATGACCCGTCTAGATACCAAAGCCCTGGGAGCGGTCCATACCCGATTCCAGTAAAATCCTCAAACAGCCAGGGGTTAAAAGTATCTACAGGGCATGGTTTATTCTGTGTTGCCATTATCTCGCCCCGAATAGCAATCGTCCCCTATCTCCTCCGCGATTACGGAAGGAAGAATCCCCGGTAAGCGTTAGATCGAAAGGCCCGATAGTTGAAGCTGTTGTTGTCGGTCGTCGGTTTTTATTTTGATCGTATTCTAAATTAATTCCGATATAGCCAAGCCTATCGAGGCTTCGCGTCCCTTTAGGCGTGATGACAAGTTGAGAGGTAAGATTTACTTTGCCTGCATCATTACCGTAAGCGGTACGGGTTGCATTATCGGCACCGCCTACTATCTGATAGTAAGCGTTGTTCTTTAGGTTTGCCGCGTTGTTTTTCATTCCAACCGTAGCTACCGCTGCTACCGTTGATTGCCAGATATTGTTGAAAACTTGGCAGTTTGGACTACTATCAACGCCACCCGTATCGAGGTCTGTTCTCCAGGCGACCGTGGATGCCATGCGAAGCGTGAAGG